CAATGTCTTCACTGATAGGTACTAATGCAAAATTAGCTAATGACGTACCAGTTATTTGTTGTATAGTTCTGTCTGTAAATATTATTAGTGATTCTCTAAAGACTATTAGACCTGTAACAGAACCACCAACTCTAAAACTACCACCACCATTTCCAGAAGTAAAATCACTATCCAATAACGGACCTGTAAATGTAACTACGTCTGCTTTGCCATAAAATAAATGTTTCTTAAAACTAGTTACATGTGTTGCAGATATGGCATCTGATGGTGCTCCTGTTAGTTCTACAAAACTAGTGCCATCATATAGTGCAGGTGGATTAGCTCCATCAACTATCGCAACCTTACGTGTTCCTGCAAAGTTATATTCTGCAAATCGTGTCTTACCTGCACCCTCTCTATTTAAACTAATAAATGTTACAGCAGCATTATCAGCAGGGGTAGAAGCCAAGTTAGGAGCTATAGCTAGTGTTTGACCACCAGTACCTCCTGCAGCAGAAGTAACAGT